GCCTGCTCCTGGAATCCGTGCCGCTCATATAACCGGTAAATCACGTAAGACGTTTCGTGTATCTCTTTGAGGGTTGTGTCTGTGATTGCAATAATCGAGTTGATAAACGTCTCCGCTTCCGAGAGCAGCACGGTAAGAATCGAGTCGTCAGATTCCGTCAAGCTGTTAATCAAGTCTTCCGGGAACTTAGCCTTTAGTTGCGCCACTGTCATATCCGGTCACCTCTAAAAAGGACCAGCCGGCATTATACCGGCGTGGCCTATTAGGATATCGTGCTTGTAAATACTTTGCACGCGTTAGCGTTATACAAAATCGGGAGAGGATAGGAGAGTAGCGATATAGTCTTCGTGTGCCCTTCGGATGCTTCGGGAATCTTTTCTTTGACGATGACATCGGTCATAATTGGGGATCCATCGGGTTTGAGTTCAAAGTCGACAACCGCGCCGTAGCCGAGAGCAAACTGGCTTGTATTGAGCAGAATCATCTTTCCGCTTGTGCTTGAGGATTCGGGGATGTAGTTGGTCGCAACGTTCGAATCGTTCGCGTAGGTTCCGGAATACACGTATATTTCAGGGATCCCAAACTCTTGGAACTCGCCGATGAACCGAACGCTTGGCGAATTAAACCGAGGCTTAAGCAACCCAAAGTTGTAATTGTTTTTGCTGATATACTTTTCTGTTTTTGAGTGGTTCATAATCCCGCGCGCAAGACACGGGGTCATCAGGATAACGTTCGGCCACATCCCGAGTGTTTGCGCGAACGTCTCGCATTCCGCGCCGATAAGTTCGAGCGGGTCCGTTGAACTGCTCACCGCAAGTTTCCCGGTTGTGCTGATTCTGTAATCCTGCTCAAATGTTCTTTCAGTCGTTGTGAAGCTGATTTTCCCAGTCAGGAGGAGTTGTCCGAACATATACTCGATACGGCGTTTAAGCCGATCGCGAAGCCCCTGGAGTTTAACGCCGTAGGAATACGCGAAGGAACGCGTGATATCCGAAGCGTCATTCAGGTTTGCAAGTTCATTCAGATTAAACGAAGAAGTCAAAGCTTCCGTCGATTCGATGCTGTCGCGTTCGAAGATTTGGGGCGGCGTCACGGTGATGTCTTCGGCGGTGTTCTTGTAATCAATATTGCGCGCCGGATCGTCACGTAATCCGATCGAGCTCATCTTGCCGGAAGTGGTGATCATTCGCCATTTGATCGTGGTCGTCGGGCTGAATATTTTACTGGATCCAAGCATTTGCGTGAGAAAGAACGGCTCATCCCTCATCTGTTGCAATACTTTAGTCAATAACGTAGTCCAGGTAGCACTGTTGAACGTCGCCATTACGCCGTCACCCCTTCTCTTTCAAGTACAATGATTCCGTTCTTCGCCAGTCTCGCTTTTGTGTCCGCGCTCAGCGTGCCGTACAGATCAGAATCGGCCACTACACCGTTGAGCAGAGTCTTCGCGTATCCGATCGTTTGGTTTTTATCTACATCTTCGGAGAGCACCGCGCACGGTTCGTAGGTGTACATGTTGTAACCAACTTTGATAACTGCGTTTTTCGTATGGCTCGATATCGTGATGACCTTCGTCGAGTAGTTCGTCGTGATCTTGGTGGTAGACGTGCCAACTGATACGGATAGTATCGCGGGAGAACCATATTCGATCGCGTAAGTGGCTGCTGTTAAGGCTGTGGCTGTGCTCGTCGCCATCGTGGTCGTAACGGTCACCGCCGTAGGAGTGGCTTTGTACAACCCCGTGAGGTTATCCCATCCCATCACCTGTTTCGCGGACAGCGTCGCGTTTGTTGCAACGGATACCATCAGTTCGTATCCGCTTTCAAACCCTTCGGTTTTCAAACTCATCATTTCACCTCCACGCCGGCGAACGTTTTAGCCAGCTTGTCAATGTCTACCCCTTTAGGCGCTTCTTCGGAATCGGATAATCCTACGTAGCGTTTCGTCGGGACGGTTGTCGATGTTTCGAGGATTGATTCGAAGAACTTCTCTTGATTAGGATCCTCGACCAGTTTATCTGCCAGCATCTTCACAAGCGCGGGGGCCTTGCTCTTCGCGAGCCAGCCGTCGCTCCATTGCTGCACGTGCATCGTGTGTTTCTCTTTTTGCATTGTTTCCAGATCATCGCTGAGCTTCTTGATCTGGCCGTCTTTCTCTTTTATCTGCTCGTCGAATTGCTTGGTAAGCGTTTCCTCTTGAGCTTTCAGCTTCTCTTCAAACTGTTTGTTTTGCGTTTTCAAGGCTGCGAGTTCTTCTTCGTAGCGCTTGACAACAGCAAAATCGTTCGCGTTTTCTGCCATTCTCTTAGCTCCTTTGTCGTTGTTTCCATAGGCCGTCTCTATGTCAATCTCTACATTCCAGGTTATCAAGTTGTGTTCTCCATCCGCGTCTGTTAGCGTGATACGTTGCATTCCGGGTTGTGCCGGGATAGGCGTCAGCGATATCTCCAAAAGTGTTGGCCCTTCCTCTTGCCCGGTCGTCTTGTTGATATAGTTGTCGTGATAGGCAGGGCTCAAGAAGTCATACCGGCCGCTTTTGATTAGCTTCTCACCTTCCGAAGTGAACTCGATATCCGCGGCGAGCCCCTCATCTTTTATCCGCAATGCCTTAATCTCCCCGTACTTGCCACCTTTGCTCTCGTGAGACAGAAGTACTGGTATCGGATACGGCACAATCTTCCGGTCGAGATTCTTCTTGAGTTGTTCCGCGATTCTCTTCGAGTGTTCAACCCTGCCGTATCGAGAATCGTAGAAGGTTTGGAAAGGCAGGATCAGAACTTCTTTTGTCACACCGTTTTCACCTCCTGTGATTCGGTTAATAGGTTTGCAATTATGTCTTTGATCGCGTTCAATTGCGCTTCTTCCCCATGTTCCTCGGCGTGTTTACGGTATCCTTCGCTGTCGTACTGGTTGCTTAGGATCATCCGCACGGCCTCGTCTACGGTGTTGTACAGGTATTCCTCGGGATACACGTCGGTTGCTCCCCAGAAGTGATGGATGATCGGTTTAATTCCTTTGCTCTCCGCTTCGAGGATTGCCATGCCGGTCCCTTCGGTGTAGGATGTCGAGAGGAAATAGTTCTTATCTTCGAGGAAGGCGTTCATGTCTTTTTGATGCCCTACGAAGTGGATGTTACGTTCCAGCCCAAGCTGTGTGATGATGTGTTTGAGGTATTGCCAGAGCCGGATGTCTTGGAGTTCGCCAGCCCAGAATAACTCGTATCCGGGATCCAACCGCGCGAGCTGGTTCATTATCTGCACCATCATCATCGGGTTCTTCAGCGCGTTGATATGCCCGGCGAATGCGATCTTGTATCCGGTCCCGTGGTTACCGTAGCTGAATCGTTTGGTATCCACGCCCATCGGCACGAGAGCGACTTTATCCGCAGGCACGATCTCTTTCGCCAGCTCATAGATATGATCCGCTGCGAACATCACACAATCGGCGTTGTTGTAGTTGATTTGCTTCAGGAATCCGTTGTAAGCCTCGTAAGCGTGTACGCGGATGATGGTCTTCTTTGCCGGATACTTGTTTGTCCCGGCGATCGCGAGTTCGTTTCCGAATTCGTACCAAACGAGATCGGCCCAGTCGATGTACTGCTTCGCGTGTTCGATGTCACTTACCACCGCCGTCTGCACGATATAATCCCGCGCGAGTTCGTGTCGCACGCCGTGGAGGAATGAAGCGAGGCCCGGCGCGACGATGATTGCGATCTTCTTGCGTTTGGTAGCCATCTCATGATTGGCTTCACCGTACAACCGAGAGTAGTAAGGCGAGAGATTGATCCGTTCGTGATCGGCGAGCTTAAGAATAGCCGGTTCGAAGCGTTTTAAGACATTTGCGTGTTGCGTTTGCGCGAGTGTTCTTATCAATTCATCCGCCGCCCACGTCGTGATCGTCGTGGCCTTCACATCCCGCAGAATCACGAGCGCCATATCGATCATCCCGGTCTCAATCGCGGCCTTTGCCCCGATGATCAGCGCAACGTCGTGATACTTCTCGTATTGAAGCGTGAACAGACACCCGCTCTTGTTGAACGCCGCTACCTTTGCCGTGTACGTCTCAAAGGCTTTTAAGGCGTTAAGCGGCTGCTTGAGCGCGTTAAACATCAACTCCTCAACGATGTAAGAGTCCGGGCAATCAGGAGCCATTGACCGCGCCGCCGAGATGCACGCTCTGATGATGTCTTGTTCGTTGTATTCGAGCGCTTGCAACCCGAGAAGCACGAAGATGTCGTGCATCATTACGGGGATGGCCTTCGTCATTCTTACTTCCGAAAGCAACGCCTTGCCGTACGTATAGGCTTCTTCTTTCTGCTCACACACGAGAAGCGTTTTGTAGTATTGCGCCTTGTAGTAGAGCTGCTCCATCCCACTGAGCGTCTCGTCTTTGAGTATCTTCTCCATCATCGACAGAAGCCGCTTGCGCTTCTTTTCTCTGAGCTCCGGAGTCCACTGGTAACCGTAATGGTTCGATATCAGGTTCGTGGTAATGGCCTCTTGTTCGTATTGCGGGTGGTTATGCACCGCATACTTGTAGGAAATTGTGCCGCGGCGGAATATTCGAGGGAGTGTGAGCGAGTCCTGGAGTGTGTCCGTGATGATGTTGCGCGTGACCATCATAACCGTCTTCACTTCCGAGGATTGAGATTCTAGCAACGGGCGTAATTCTCTCTGCGCCGCTTCGGTAAGCTCTTCATCTCCGTCGTAGACAAATATCCAATCGCCGGTACATAACGCGATCGATGCGTTCCTGGCCTCGCTGAAATCTTCTTTCCATTCGTGGTCATACAGTCTGATCTTTGGATCGTTGAACCCGATGATGATCTCTTTTGTCCGATCAGCGGAACCTGTATCGAGTATCACTATCTCATCCGCTACCGGTAGAACGCTTCGAAGCGCTCTTTCTATGTTCTTCTCCTCGTCCCGTACTATCATTGCAACGCTAACTAACATCTTTTTTATGCTCCTTTCGCATAGATTCTCGCGGATTCCAAGAGCGGCGCGCAATAACGCAACATCTCTTCGCGAGGTATAGATGGCACACGGATAAATGTCGGCAATCTGTAGTTAAGATACTCAGAAGCTACAGTCATAAAGTAGTTGCGTAAGTATTCCGCACGGTTCATTGTGGGGTTCCGCGGCATGTATACACTCTCGTCGTAATGCGTGACGATGTACCGCAGGATCGCATTGATCGAATGAATACGCCGTTCGATTCCGTGCGTGTGGCTTGTTTTATGCACTCGGTAGTGCCTGAACGGCCTGTTAATCGCTTTGGTGCGCAATCCGTTTCGGAGATAGTGCAACATGTTGATTGTGTCAACGTCACATCCAAGATGTTGAATGTACCCGTGTTTTTTTGCGAACGCAGACTTAATCAACCCTTTTGATGAGATCACACTCGAACCGTGCCGCTCAAAGATTCGCCGCACCGCGTCTTTTGCTTCGTAATCTTCCGCGGGCCACATCTCCGTCGGGCGATCGTCTTCGTAATGCACGTAACAGCCCGAGTACACGTAATCGATTCTCGGATCAGATTCGATCAGTTTCACCGATTCCGCGATCGTGTCCGGTTCGAGCCAATCATCCGAGTCGTAGAAGTAGATATACTTACCTTTTGCTTCTTCGATCATTCGGTTTGTGCCTTCCAACACGCGGCCCGAGTTCAAATCTGAACGGATGACCTTGATGCGACCTGCATAACGATTCAGCACATCGCCGGACTCGTCGGTAGAGCAGTCGTCGTACACGATGACCTCAATGTTCCGGTGGGTCTGCACAAGCATAGAGTTGACACATTGCGTAAGGTACCGCCCGTAGTTGTAGTTATTGATCCCGATCGTAACTAACGGCGCCGTTTCCATGCGTAAAACCCGAGTCCAAGGCCAAGCCCCACACCGAGGATGAATAGTATGATGTTCATCTCTTCACTCTCCCCAACAAAAAAAGAGCCTTCCGGCTCTTCTTACATGTTTATTCACTTGGTGA